ACGGCATCATGAGGCGCGTTAAGCCGCTTATTGACCAGGCGCTGAAAGATAGCCCCGTTCTGGTGGAAGGTGATGGCGGGGATATTCTCGGACTGAGGGGCACGGTTGCGCGCCGCCGTCAGATTATCAGGGATGTCGAAAACACCCGCGAAGCTGATAACATTTCATTCCCGGCATAAGGATCAAAACAATGGCTTACGAAATGAAAGACAACACCGGCTCACTGTTCCGTAACGAGAAAAAGGAAACGGACAATCACCCCGACCACACGGGACAGATCAAGATCGGCGGCGTTGAATACTGGGTGTCTGCGTGGATCAACGAATCGAAGTCCGGCCAAAAATACTTTGGCATGAAGTTCAAGCCGAAGGACGAGCAGCGCCAGGCAGCGCCACAGGGAAATCAGGGCGGCGCTGACATTGACGACGAAATCCCTTTTTGAGGAGGGCGACATGAAGCAATGCACGAAATGCAACGAATACAAGCCGTTTGATCAGTTCTACAAACATACCAAGATGGCTGATGGCCTGCGGTACGATTGCAAAGATTGCGGGAAACGGGCTGCTCGCAAGTATCGGCTCGAAAATGATGGCGTCCGCGAACGAGATAGGAAGCGCAACCGCGAACCAGAACGCAGGGCGAGGCTGAACAAAGCAGTAGAACTTTGGAGAAAGAAACACCCAGGCAAAGTGGCGGCTTGGCGCACTGTTAGTACCGCCATCCAAATGGGTGATATGGAAAAGAAACCGTGCGAGGTGTGCGGCACTACCCGCAACATTCATGCACACCACGACGACTATTCAAAGCCGCTGGATGTTCGGTGGCTGTGCGCTCTACATCACAAAAGGCATCACGCGGCTATGGAGAGGGGTTCAACCTGATGGGCAAGAAATTAACATTCCACTGCGCCCCATGGGGATTGATGCCCGTTGACGACGAGGGCCACGCCTACGTCACAAAGCATATCGCGCAACTGGTGCAGGGTGAGTACAAGCAACCCCGTTCACTGGACCAGAACGCGCTTCTGTGGGCCGTCGCCGGGGAGGTCTTTGCAAACCTTCCCGAGCGGTTCCAGAGGTGGCCTAGCTATTACCACATGGTTAAAGGGCTCCAGGTCCGTCTGGGCCTGATTGACGAAATCGCTACGTGGGATGACGACGGATGGACAATCACTGGTCAGGCATCGTCTATTGCCAAAATGAACAAGGACGAGGCGACGAAAGCTGTTGACCTATTGCTAGACGCTATGGCGCGGTTGATTGGTGTGGACGTGGAAGAACTCAAACGCAATGCGGCCCTGTTGATTGGGTCGGGGAGGAATGCAGCATGATGACACATAGCAAATCATTGGAGATTACAGATGGATAGTTTCACACTAAGCATCATGCAAGCGATTCTGATAATCGGCATTGCGACCATCGCGGCGGGTTTCGGTGTGGGCATCTTTATGATGCTGCTCAAGTTTCGGAGGAAACCCGCCGGCGCCATTAAGGAACGCTAACGCATAACCCTACGCTTCTTGACGCATACCTTTGGGATGGTCATTTCACCGGAGACGTGCTTCCCGTCTGTGGACACGGCAAGGACCAGCTTTTGTTTGTCCTCATGCACCAGAAACCCAACCGACTGGATAACGGGCAGCGGGCCTTTCAGTGCATCCAGGTGCAACCATTCGCCACAGGGGTGCTGTGCGTCAATCCAGGCTACTTGGACGATTTTCAATTAGTCAGCCCCCGGCTCTTTTCAAAAGTGCGGAGTCCGGCCATGCCCATCATCCCGAACAACAGCTCCCAGAGCATACCGTCCAGGGTCGGGGGCGCGGGGATGGGATGACCAAACACAGCGGCGCCCCAGACGGCAAGGGGTGCCACCACGAACTGGTAGATGAGCGCAATCGCGCATGTCCAGCCGATGGCCGGACGCCAGCCCGCCACGAAGATCGATCGGTGGGACGCCTCAGCCGCGTTCAGCTCAATCTGCGCAAGGTTTGATTCGCCGGCCAGCTTGAGAAGCTCGCCCTCAAGATCCAGCTTTGCTGCATCCCGCGCGGCGGTGTCGGGGATTACCCGATCGATCACGGTGCCGAGGGCTCCTGTGATAAACGGGATCAGTGCCGCAATCATAGGAATGCCGCGACGATTGCTGAGATCCCGACGAAACAAAGTATTACGCCCAAACCGACTTTAATGCGCCTGCGGTCTGAATCCTCCAGCGCCCACCACCGAGCGTCAAGTCTGTCGAAAATATCCATTAGCCATTCTCCATCATTTCAGCAAGCCGGACAGCGCGAGCGCCAACCTGCTTTGCCCAGCGTGAATCCATCATTTCAGTCGCGGCGGTGGCCCAGTCCTCAGCTTCGATTGCAGCAAGGGTCATTCGGAATTTCTCCAACCTGGATCTGCCGAGATTAAAGGCCATATTGACGAGCACTCTTTGCCGGTTTTCAGTCAGCGCCTCGAAATTAGCGCAGACGGCCTGGCAGTCCTGCATGGCGGTTTGAATGTCGTTCGTCAGCAGGTAATTTATCTCTGACTGGCGCAGGCCGGTCGATTGCAAATTGCGCCCGACGCCAATCGTCCAGACGCCAACGCTGTCTTTGTACAGGTGTGACCGCACGCCTTCGTCAGTTTTCAACTGGCGAATTAAATCTGGGTCATTTGGTTGAATCATTTTCGCCCCCCAAGGCAGCATAGCCTGCCAAATCGATATAGGAATCTTCGTGGCTTGCGTGCTTGAGCCGACAGAGCTTCAGCGCCGCCATCATCAGCCCCACCTGACGTGGCTGGACTTCATGCCCAAGAATGACGGCCCACATCGCTGCGATGTCCGCCGAATTGTCGGCCCAATCTCCGTACGCTTCCTGTCGGTCCCCGCGTGTTAAATTCATCGCGGATACGAGTATGTCCTCACGCCTCATTTGCTTCCCTCATCAATAGAATTGCATGTCGCCCGTGGTGTGTGCCGGCAAACGCAGGCTCCCTATTCGGACCTGGTGCAATCTGCCACCCTTGGGCCATATACGCCAGAAACCCGCCAATTGGCGCGTATATGAAATCCTGAATCACGAAGCATCACGAAGCATGTCGATTGAGCAGGTTGTTCTCGACACTTCGCCATAATCCTTATGGAATACAATCATCTTCATATCGCGGCCTGACAGGAACCCGCCGCCCGTGGCATAGGCGTCATTCGCGGCAAGTGTCCTGACTTGCTCCACGATGCAGCCGTTGTATTCAACGCGGCTATCGTGGTGGTGGTGGCCTCGGAAGAAATAACGGTGCCGACTCAGTCCCCAGTCCTCCGGCTTCTCTGTCGCCATGATGCCCGGCAGCGCCGCATCTTTGCCACGATCACCGTGGACGAAGCCGAGCAACGTCTTGCCGTGGCGAATGTAAAACCGCAGGGTGGGTGCGTCGTGAACGATCACCCTTGGCTCATCTTCATAGACGTTAGCCAACAGGACGCCCATTGCCACGCCCAGAACTGGGTCGTGGTTGCCAGGGACGGGAACGAAGTGGACGGTTTCGTGATTGTCCAGCGCCGTCTGAATGCACTGGCGCACCGCTGAAACGCCGATTCGGATTACCCGCTGGAGCCTGGTGTCAACGTCCAGAATGTTGCCATGGCCGGGTGTCATTCCTGCGTGGTTATCAGCGTGGAAAAAGTCCCCGAGGTTGCAAATCACGGCTTGCTTTGACGGCGGTGCCTGTGACACGAGATAATCAACGGCGGCGCACAAATCGCGCTTGGCAATGTCAGTATCGAAATCCTCTCCCGACTCCTCACCCCAGGCATACATCCCGAAATGTGGGTCTCCCCAAGGGATTACGGTCATCAGATTGTCGTTGTATGTTTTGTCTTTTTTCGGTCGCGGCTTCAATTTCGGCAACGCCTTGGCTGCCTCCCTGACAGCCTCCATGGCGATCTGCAAAAGCCGCTCGCGGTCGGCGGTGGTCTTCACCCATTCGGCCTTGACCTCGCCATCCGGTCCGTACAACGTCGAACGACCCTTTACGATATAGCCATCTGGCGCGCCGCCATCAACGCCGGCCCGTCCGGCAAACTTTCTGTCTCCCGACTTCACACGGTTTCGAAGCGTCTCCGCGTTCATTTGCAGGTGATCTGCCGCGCCCTTCCAGCTTCCATCATGTAAGGCTAGAGCCTCTCGGGCCTCCTGCCATTGCTCGTGAGTAACACCTGGGTTTGCCACTAGTCATCTCCCATCCGTTCCAGTTCACGGCGCGCCTTCGCGATTTTGATGCTGACGAGAGCCAACCCCGCGAGGGCGAGCACGCAGTTTAGTAGAATGACCGCGAGCGAACCAAAATTTGTGGCCCACTGGATCGTCAGCCCTGTCGTTCCGGACAGCGCCGCCGCTGTCCCTATAAAGGAATCTGGGTCACGCATCAAGCAAAAACTCACAAATCGTAGCTGGGCTCTGGATAATAGCTAGAGATGTAGGGACGGAGATTGACCCGAATCCCATGGGCATCGGTGCGTTAAGAAGCGCGGTTGCGACGCCAACGAGATTGCCATCGGAATCAAAAACGGGGCCACCAGAAGATCCGGGTGCGACTGGCATTTGCGCGATAAAATAGGATCCGTCCTCGCCGATCAGCTCACGGTCCGAGCCTTCGAGCAAATCGACGCTTGCGACCTTGCCCCAGATCACCGTCCAGCGGCTCACAACAGGGTGCCCGACTGTATAGAGGGGCTCACCTACCGCGACCGGAGTACACCGCACTGAGACGGCCTCTCTGTCGCCTGTGGGGGCATAAACCAGAGCAAGGTCCGGGGCGGGGCCTTCCAGAGCCATCTTCACCTCTTTGCCGGCCACGATTTCGCCATCACGAAAGGCGATAAACGTCTCACGACCCCGGCTCACATGGCCCGCAGTCAAGATCAGGCCCTGGCCGACCACTACACCAGAGCCGTGGGCCGAGCCCTGCGCGGTTGTGTAGACGATGACAACGGCGTCAAGGGCGGCTTGTTCGCGGTTTGAGTCTGAGCTGCAAGCTGCGAGAATGAAAAGGCAGGCATATACCAGTGCGCGCATCATCGGGATCCCATATGAGATTCAGTCTGCATGGAAAACTGCTACGCTGGTTTACTGCCGCGCAAAGCCTTCTTCTCGGTCCGGGCCTCAGACAGATTGGTCGGCAACTGGCCTTCCAACAGCACCTCAGTCACCAGCAGGGTGTCAATGAGGTCTTCAACATCCCTCGTCATAAGGGAATCGCTCTCCACCATGACAGCCTCCCACTCACGCATGGGGGTCTCAGAGGCATCTGCTGCTTCGATTGCGTCAGCCGCAGCTTCTTCTTCAGGCGTGAAAGGAACAATCTCTCCTTGGCCCGTCATATTATATCGAGTCATTAGACGATCCCCCAGACCTTGAACGATCCATTAGGCATGTTACCGGTGTTCAGCTCAAACTTGATGCCGTCGATCAATGTGGCAACTAAGTTTCGCAAAGCGCCAGTGCCATTTGCATGGGCTCGGTTACCTGACGTGGTTTTGCTTCCCGAAAGCGACCAGTGAATATAGGGACCGCCAATGTTCGTCCCGTCTGACAATCCCGGATAGAGGCTGGCCTTCAAATGGAACATCTCATTGTACTGCGAGGAGCCCTTGTAGATTTGATTGCTAATATTTGGAATGTCGATTCCGGGGGATGCGTTATCGAATG